TAGACCAAGAAGACTGCAAAGGCAGCCGAGACTGGGGCACTATAAGCAACACAGATCCAAGGTCTCATTCCTAAACGGTAAGAAAGTTCCCACTGTCTGCCCATGTAAGCAGAGATTCCAATAAGGAAGTGGAAGATTACCAACTGATAAGGACCACCGTTATACAACCACTCATCTAGTGTGGCAGCTTCCCATATAGGGTAGAAGTGTAATCCAATAGCGTTGGAAGATGGAACGACAGCACCAGAGATGATGTTGTTACCATACATGAATGAACCAGCAACTGGTTCTCTAATCCCATCGATATCGACAGGAGGGGCAGCAATGAATGCTATGATGAAGCAAGTAGCAGCAGCTAACAAGCAAGGAATCATAAGAACTCCAAACCAACCAACATAAATGCGGTTGTTTGTACTTGTAACCCACTCACAAAACTCACTCCAATTAGCTAGCAGACCTTGCTCTTTTCTTTGAAGAGTTGTCATCTAATTAATAGAACGTTTAAAGTGAACGGTATAATAAGGACTGATATCTCCGTTTAGTCCTGGTCAGGAGTAAGATGAATGTCTTAAAATGAAGACACTAATAATATATATGAAGTTTTGTATCTTGTCAAGCTACTTGTGCCAGTTCTGCGAACCGCCACCTTCCCAAGGGGAATGCTTCTTAATGTAATCTATATCTGCCTGAGCATTCTCTGATCCACCAACGTGGAAGGGATTGTTTCTTGCTGTTGCAATCTCGTACATCTTCTGATGTATGTCTGCTGCTTCTTCCTCTGGTCGAGGGTTTTCTAAATCTTTATCTGTTGCCATGGGCCATGAATCATAAGGGTGTGGTACGTCATCAAACCATTCATCTAATGGTAGTCTATGTATTGGTGATTTCATCCTTTGTAATCGTGGAAGTCCAGTTTCATAACAGGATCGTCATCAAATAGAATGTCACCTGACTCTTGCGAGGTAGACCATTCTTCATCATCTAAAGGAGATTCCCAAGGTTCTCTTTCTTTATCCATAGAGATTCACGTTGTATGATTTACGTGGGGGTGTGTACTTAGGTAACTTTCTAGTCACTGCTAGGTATACTCTCAATAATGTTTCACTATTCATGTTCTAATCAATTTAGCAGGGACATCTCCATCCCCATCATCATCGTCGTCATCCCAAGGGTCATCTATCTGAGGACCAGTGTCAAGACGTTTCTTTAATGATTGTAGCATAGGATCCTGTGGAACCTGCTGAAAGTTCACAACCATTAACTCATCACCATTCTTTACGTCCACCATCTCAGGATGGATGGCACGTGTTACTTGTCTCTTCTCTACTACTGGTTTACTTATTTCTTGTGCTGCTTTAAAACCACCAGACATCAACCTCACAGCATTGTAAAAGAGGTAGATACTGATGGCAATGTATATTAATGCAAACATTAGTCTTTATTAGATACCCATTTCTTTTTATTCTTATCGTACCTCTTTACCTCACCACGTCTGAGTTTAGTACTTTCCTTTGCTTTCTTTAGAAACTCTTTGTATTTGATACTATCTTTAGAATGCCCAGTCTTTTTACTACCATGTTGCATTCTATCTTTCTTGTACTGATTCTCTGCCTCATTCTCCTTCCTCTGCTTCTGCATCTTTGTATGATCAAAGGTAGCATAGTACTTCTCCCATAACCAAGGCTTATACTTGGCATGTTTGTCAAAGATTTCTGGAAGGAAGCTCATTTGAATACAGTATCTTTCAGGTATTTATACATCGTTGGCATCGACTGTGCCAATTCTTTGCGTTGTATGTACTTATCATACCACATAGATACAGTATTTTTATCCACTGTTGTGACAGTTTTGTGATAGTCACTCCTCCTCTTAACAATATTAGTATTCTCACTACCTGCATAGATGAATACTATAGGTTGTTGAGCATGAGGTATAGGTTCACTTGTAACATCATGGAAGTTAATCATTTCATGTGCTGATCCACCCTCACTAGGGTATTCTATCTGATCTGTTACCTCCCTCCAGAATGGTGTGTCTCTACGTCTTGAATAATAATAGTGTGCTTCTACAAACTCTCTCCACCCATCCAAATGCTCTGACATATTCCTATTGAATCTATCTCTTGCAAACTGTCCTGGTACACCCTCCTCTAATATATCACAGAGAGCAAGGATACCTTGACCTGTATTGAATAGAGATGTGGACTCAAGTGGTTCAATAAAACCATAAGACAATCCAATCTTCACACAGTTATCAACCCATGCTTCCTTGTATCTACCATTCCTAAACTTAATTACTCTACCATCACCAAACTCTTCCTTCGCTTCCTCTTCAGTGATATGTTTACTGGAGAATACATATCCCTCTGAGATATAATCCCATGTTGGTATCGTCCACTGCCAACCAGCATTCATACCCCTTGCATTGGTGTATGGTACCATCTCCTTATCTTTATCAATATAATCTCTCTTCCTTACGATAGCAGTGTCCACCAGTATAGTATCAAATGGCATCCAACTACTCTGTGCTCCACCTAGTGTAGATGCTTGCCCAGTACAGTCGATAAAGAGATCTGCGTTAACCTTCGGTGCCCTGAGGTCGTACGGTCCTCTCTCCACCAAGAGATATTGAATTCCTCCTTGTCCATACATAACCGACTCAACCTTACGATCATCCACTCTAACATTACTACAGAAATTCTCTTGTAAAAAGGCAACGAATTTACTGCCATCGATGTGAAACGATCTGTCTTTAGATATGTCATATGGATCTATCAATGGATGATTAAGTGGAATCCTACCCTCTTCGGCCACCGTAGTACCAGGCATGAAAGTTTCAGCAAAGGGTGGAGTCTTATCTGGATAGAATGCTTTTGCTTGCATCCACTGATGATATGTAGGTTCACGTGACTCCTGTTGACCATTAGGGTAATGGAATACGTGATCTTTCTGATAGAAATCTTGGAATCTGGATGACATTTTATATGTTGCACGTGCAGCACGTAAAAAATCACCATCACTTAAACCAAGGTACTTTATGTACTGATCTATGTGTGGGGTGGTTGATTCACCTACACCTATAGGTTCATTACCTCTAAAGATAGTAATATCATGCTCTTGCTTTGCCAAAGCAGCAGCAGTCATCCAACCAGCAGTACCACCTCCTACGATAACAATATTCATTTTTCATTCCATGCTTTTAGTATTGCATCACATGCCATCTTAAAATAATCACCTCTAAACTCTGATACTTCTTCTTGTAATAGATTATCCTTAGTGGGAATATATTTATCAAGCTGGCCACTCTCTACAAAGTCGTGCGAAAATTGATAGACCTCTTGTGATATGGGTATGTTATTTGATGAGAAACATGCTAAACAAATCTTTCTCTCGTTAAGCTTCTGCTCTAGTCTCCATTCCTCATTCATAACTTTACCCAGTGTGATTTCATATGGTCTTTTATACTATTAATATATCCCTCTTCTGTATAGATGTCAAATGCTAATGTGATTCTTTCCTGATCGTCCACTACCTTATCAGTACCATGCTTAACCCAACTAGGGAAGAGAGTAATCTTACCAACCTCATTAGGTGATGACCAAGGGTCACCTCCATATGGATTCCAATAATGTGTGCTAGTGTCTGTAGTCTGTACACAAACATGACCACTAAGATAAGTCCATGCATCTTTGCCATGTGAGTGTGGTGCTATCTGATCTCCTTTCCTCATCACATTAGCCCAACACTGAGCATAGATTGGAGGTGGAGTAGGAGCACCTAACTCAGTAACAAACTGGTCATGTGTTCTCTTAATGGTCTGTTTTAATTGTTTAGCAGTATCAAATTCAAGTAAATTATATCTGTTAGACCTAGAGGTTAAACTATTAGGACCTAATTTGGTACCCCAATCATCTTCAAACTCATACTGATCTATAATATCCTTCTCCTTACTAAGGATCTCCTCCTTAAGATCTGTCAAAGATATCTTAAGATTATCCTCACAGAAATAATACTCCCACCAAGGAGCAAAAGGAGTATAGGTGTCACCACTAGTGAATTTCACTATTTTCATTGACCATCCTCAGTTTTTTCATTGTCTCTTCCTTTCTCATTAATGCACAGACACCCATAAGAAAGTTAGCTTTCATTCTACTAAGGTTCCTGTATCTTTGCAAGGGGACCCACTCTTCCTTGTGATAATATTCTAATCGATACACTGTTCATCCGAACGTCACTCCTACAGTAATTATAAGAGCAAGCTCGAGTAGTGGATGCCACCCTTGAGGTATTGTTATTAATGTTGCCTCTAACCCTGCCATATTAAGTCGGGCATCTGCTGTGCCCCTGGTCTGTTTACTATTAATAGTATGAAGTATCCAACAAACCATATGATGTTGAATATCCATGCCTGTCTCCAGAAATATTTTCTAACTGCCATTGACCTCAGTATTTGAGGTGCTTTATCTTGTGCTCTGAAGATTTGCTCAATGATAAATGCAATGATTGTTGCTATCACTAGAGGATAGAATACAAAGTTTGCAAATGACATTACCGAAATTAAAAAAAGCATTATCTCTGTGGCGAATGACCGTGTGCTATACCTAGCTCATGTAGTTTAGCATGCTCGTCAATAGGATCTCTAAGATCATCCTTACCTTTACCAAAGGTCTGCCACACTCCTAGACCTACTAAGAGGAGGAGCATTGCTACAATAATGAATACTATTATCATTGTAGTACGAATGAGAATACGTTAGTGTATGCTGTTGCTGCTAAAACGCAACCGAAGATTATGAAATGCATTTTATGCTCCTGATGGTACGTATGATGGTTGTAATTGTTCTTGTCTTATTCGTATACCTTTTCCACCATCGTTGTCATCATCATCGTCACCATTGATGGCACGAAGAATAAGTTCAACTAAGACTAAAGCAGTCATGGGATAGAAAACCCAGAGGACTGCTACTAGTGGTGATATACTATCTGATGCGGCTACGAAGTCGCTCATTGATTTGTGTTGTTATGTTAACATTTATGAATAAGTATTTATACTTTACAAATTTTAGGCAAAGTATTTAAACTTAGTGTATAGTGCTACACCCACCCAGAAGAGGACCATAGTCGCTCTTCCGTTTGATCTCCAAAAGAGATCATAGGTTCCTTGATTTCCCATTAGAATATACCTGGGATGATTTGACCTGTGGTGATGTAAGCACCTACTGCTGCTACGAATCCGATCATAGCTGCCCAACCGTTAAACTTTTCTGCTTCTGGTGTCATTTTCTTAGATTAAATAGGGGTAGAAATTTAAAGAGACCTGCTTCGACTAAGCAATCCCTGGAATAATCCATCCGAAGATGGCATAGTTGTGAATTGCTGCGAATAAACCAATCATCGCTAGGCGACCATTGAGTAACTCAGCATTCTTCCAATAGTCTTGGTCTTCTAAGACCTCGATTCTTGGTTCTACAGGAAAGATGTTTTGCTTTCCGTATTCGGTAGTTGTGTACCGTTTTGCGACTGATTGTGTCATGCTGTTAACTTATGTTAAGTAACATTACATAATTATATAGCAAACATTAAATTCCTGTCAACCCCTATAGGTATGGATACCCACACCTCAATTAGATATCCTTATCAATGTCATCACCAAAGGTTATCACATCCTGTCCAAGACCTGCAACATAGTCCCCTCCAAAGGTAACTGTCTCAGCAGCACCAACATACTCAGATGTATCGATGTTAATATTATCATTGAAGGTAATGTTATCACCGAGTGTAGTATCTGGTACAAATGTGATACCATTTGGTACTCTCTTAGCAACAGACTTAAGGTTAGTATATGCTGCTAGTATATCTTCTAAATCTTTCTCAGCAATGTCTGCGTCGAGTGCAGAGGTCAATGCTTTCTTCACTGCTGCTACAGCAGCATCCAAATTTGTATGTAGTCCACAGCTCATGGTTTTCTCCGTAATGTGTGTAAGTGTTCGATGATATCCTCTCGGATCCACATCAGTTCATTATAGCACTTCTGATTGTGAGCACAAGTGCGTAGTGCGGTATCAGGTTTATGGACAGACTCAATAAAGATATCAAGTGCTCGATTCCATGTTTCATCCTGAGATTCTTTAGGGATTGCCCCTTGGTCTTGCATAGCTAGTCGATACTGTTGTAATAAGTATTGGTAGTAGGTTTCTTCAGACAAAAGAGAACCACCCTGTTATGATCTGTTTCTCTAAGGTATTAGAGACTCTTCCACGGTGGAAATGAGTCCAATCCGCAGGCCATATGACAGTATACCCTTTTTGTGCTGGTATGTAAAGGTCTTGATGATACCATTCAGTACCACCATCAGGTACATCATTAAGATATGTCATCCATACCAAATGTCTGAATGCATTTCCTGGTAAAGCACTAAGTCTCTCAGTATGCCACTGTTTAAACCCACCACCTACAGGATAGCATTGCATACTCATAGGCTCAACAATTTGAAACCTAGATGTCTCACAGAAAGGGAACGTCTTACAGTAACCATTTAAGACCTGCTGTAATGCCATTACAAAGTCCTGTACGTGTGGCATTGCTATCTGATGGGGTATATGCATGTCAATAGAATCTTTAAAGTCTTTGTTAACATGGATATCACCTTGATCATACACCTGACCTTCAGTTACAGGTAAGAATCTCTGTTGCTCCCAGAATTCTAAGAGACCATCACATATTTTAGTATCTATAAACTCACCCCACACAAAGTCAGTACGTCTCTCACATATACCTCCCTTGTATATTACTATCTCTTCGTTATCTGTCATGATGGCATCGTTACTATTGGGTCTCCATCCCACAACTTCTTCTTAACTATATCAGTATGTCCTCTTAAGTTATAAGAAACTATAGTCCTTCTTGTGTCTGATCTATTTACTGGTGCTTCATGTGCAATAGTAGCAGGGAATATAACCATATCACCCTCTTCTACAGGTGCTTGGAAAGTCTCTAAGTTACCATTCCAAATGTTTTTAAATGGTGAGAAGTATTGAGTTGCTTCATGCAACTTAGGATCAAACTCAACATAAATTACTGACGACCACCCACTGTGTCCGTGGTTGTGTACAGAATGAGACACACCTTTATAATATTTTTGGTACCACATGTCAGTAAACTCTACTCTCCTCTCTCCTGAGAAGTCAGCTAAGTATGGTTTGATAATATCAATTACTGTCTCTGAATACTCAGGCATCGTCTTGACACCAGCAGCAGCAGTTAAAAAGAAGTCTGTGAACAGTCCATGATCCTGAGGGTCAGCATGCTCTGGACACTCAGGTGGTAAGGCATCTAGTATTCTCTTCTTATTGTGCTCCCAATTCTCTATCTGGTAGTGAATGATAGGCACCTGAAACATTGTGTAGACTGTCATTTAAAATTCTTAATAAAAAACTCAGCATCTACTACCACTAATGGCTTCTTTCTATTCTTCTTCATGAATAATATAGGCTCATGGTCACCTGAGTTAGCACATGCCTGATCGTATGCATCATAGACATTTAACTTCTCTTGGTTCTTACATTCTATACTAAAGGGAAACTTTTGTCTAGCATCCCTAGCCATAATCAAGTCTTCTCCACCCGCCCCCATCGATCTGCTCTCGATGTCCTCTGGA